TTTCGATAATTCATTTTGAGCAGCAGCCAATCTTTTATTTGCATCAAGTGTTTCCTGTTTTCTCTTTTGTTCTTCGGTAAGCTGTTTGTTTTGATTATCCTGTTCACTTCCAATATCTTTCAAAAGAGTTAAATATCTAAATCCGGCATCTTCACCGGCTCCTCCAAACACATCAGCAATTACAGTTTGTGCTTCTTTTGAATTTTCTTCCAATGTTCCTAATTGAGCAGAAACTTGTTTTAAGGCATCAATAGAAGAGATTGAACCCTCATTGACACCTTTTAATAGATTGTTGGTGAAATCTTTCCCAAACGCAGCCTGAAGGGCATCAGTCGTTCCTTGCGCCTGTTCTCTGATTCTTAATCCGAATTCTTTTACAACATCAATACCTTTATCTGAGAAAATACCTTCTTCATTAGATTTTTGAAGGATTGAAAATAAATCTTGGGCATCACCACCAGATGCACGAACTTGGGCAGAGAATTCTTTAACAGAATCAATTAAATCTCCCTGGGCATTCGCAGAAGAGTTTAATCCAGATTGCAATAAATTAGTTGCCTCTTCAGCAGAAACACCAAATTCTTTCATTAAAGTATTTGTGGTAAGAAGAACCTCATCAACATCCTGTTCAAATGTATTTGCGATTGCTTCAATATTCACAACAAGATGGTCTGCTTCTTCTCCGGTAACTTTAAACAATTGTTCAACTTTTCCTCTGAGTTCATCAAAATGTTGATCTATATCAAGAAGTTCTGAACCTAATGCAATGAAAGATCCTACAACAGCACCGGCTGCAATTCCAATTGGACCAAGTTTACCTAATATTCCATCAAGGCCACTAAGAATTCCACCACCTTGTCCAGAAACAATTCCTGAACCAATATCACCAAATTGTCCCCCAATGTCTGATAATCCTTCACCAAGCCCTTGAAACACTCCTTCGGCTTTATCTCCAAATCCTTTTGTTGATTTGTCCAATTCATCAGTAGCTTGATCTGCCTGTTTAACTGATTTAGTGTAATTATCTACATCTTTATCATCATAGGCTTTTTTTGACTTCTTAGAAAAGTCAACAACTCCTTTTTCAACCTGGTCAACAGCATCTGCATTTTTCTTTTGTGCTTTAGTCTGTTCTTCGATTGCTGAAGTTGTTTTATCGACAGAATCAGTTGATTTACCGAATGCATTTTGAAATGACTTTTCAGTTGCTTGTGTTTGGGTTTGTATTTCTTCCAAAGTATCAGCCAGGTCACGTAGAGGACGTACTGATTCGGAAGGATTTATACTTAAAGGAATCTCAGCCATAACTATTTACGTTTTCGCTCTGCTTTTTGTCTTCTTTTTTCGATCTCTCGCAGACGTTTGTTAATAATATCTTCGTGTACCTCCATTATGCTATAAAATTCAAAAATGTCGATACCTCTTACAAGTTCTTTACGGGAAGAGGCATTACCTTCAGTCATGCACCATAATAGAGTGTCCCAATATTGGTTGAATTCCTTAATCGATTTCCGATATGTGACTATCTTCAATCGTTGTTTCTTCTTTTTCTGTTCTTCACTCAGCTTTCCGTTGTCTTCGTCTTCTCCGAAGTACTTTGGGTAACGTCGTTCAAGCTCTCCTGTAATCCACTCACTGTATGAAGAACCACAGGAAAAAAAGATTGGATTGTAATTCCTGCCTCCTGCCAGTCTGCAATCTTCTCATCAATTATCTTTTCATCAAATGCTCTTCTATCCTCTTCATGAGTATTTAGTATTAAAGCACAATATTTCAAGATAGGATGATGATTGTTTGCATCTGTAATTCGGTGCATACCTTCCATTATGTCCCGTACTTTTAATGCCGCATCTACGAATCTCGCTTGATTCAAAATTTCCCTTAATTCTTTAAGGTCTGCGTACATCTTTTTGAAAGTTGTTGAGTATGATAATTCAATCTGATACTCATTCATCTTTCTAAATCTATCAGGGCTAATATGTGGTTCTAAGAAATATTCTTTACCATTAGCCTTGAATGATCCCTGACTGATAATGTCAATATCTCTCAGGGCGTTATCACTCTTGTTCATAAATTCCTGCTTTTTTTACGATTGCTACAAAAAACACCGTTATCAGCACAAATGCAATGTGAATAAACGGGTTATACTCTATTTTGTCGAATAGTTTAGAATCAAAGATACTGATATATGCGTAAATCCACAAAGCCCATTGTCCTGCAACACAATATGAACATCCTACCAGGATCTTAAATAAGATATTGTCTTCACTTTTGAATAGACGATATAGAAATCCTCTCCATTTGAAAAGAATCATACCGGTATCAGTTAAAATTTCTGCATATGTAAATGCACAAACAGCAATAACTACTGAAAGCGTCAATAATGATAAAATTAGCATACGATTGGATTATTAACCTGAAGTTGTTCAGCACAATTATCATGAATTGAGAAATCCACTTGAAATCTCAATTGAAAATAATCATACGGGTATTCCAGGAGATTATAAAATTTGTCACTGTATTTCCATTTGGAAAAAATGATTTTATCCTTCTGATTGATAGCTATTGGTCTAATTATCATCTTTGAATAAACACCATTAGGACCATTGAAGAATCCTTTGTCCATAATTCGCAATATCTCTGCAACTACCTTTGCCGAAACACTGCATTCATCCACCCCTAATTCTTTTGGGTTTAACCAGGCCGTTAAATATATGTCAGCTGTGAATTGATTATAACCTCGATCTCTACCTCTAAATAATATTGATCCATTCTTTTCGAAATATAAAAGGCTTTTCAATTTTCTATCAGGAATAAGTGGCATTATATTACCTGGATCACATTGTTCTGTCAATGGACAATAAATAGGAAACACCTTCTGAATGAAAGTGCCTTGATTTTTACCTAATTTTGTCGCTGTTTCTTCTTGAACTACACCTGCCAGTATTTCTACATAAGGAAGATTTTCAGCTTCAATAAAACCCTTTAATATTTCACCAATATCATAAATCATAGTCCATTCAAGTTTTTATTGATTATATCCTCAACTTCTGCAGCAACATCTTCAGCAAGTATTTCAAGTTCTTCATCAGAAAGTGAAAGATAGTTTCCATATCTCTCCTCATTATATCCTGCAATCTTTTGTGATCTTTCAGTTTTTTGTCCGATAACAATCACAGCACTTTGTCCCTGTTTTCCCTGTTTAACAACACCGGTTTCTCTCCACATTTTTCCAGAGAAAGTCAAATCAACATAATCACCTTGTTTCCCATCAAGTTTGCGGAATTCTTTATAAGAGATTTTCTTTCCTTCTTTTGCTAATGTTTGCAATTTAGCATCAGTAGCTTTTGTCCCTTTTCCAATAAAAAAGAAAGGCGGTAATTTGGTATCTGAATAATTACCAAGCTGAGCTCCTTTTGAATCTTTTCCGGTTTCTTGAATTCTGTCTTGTATCAAAGATTTGGCAGTAATTTCTTGTCCCAGTAGAATTTCTGGAATCCTTTGGTCAATTTCATCTGCTGTTCTTCGCAGTGCTTTTATGACATCATTCAAATCTGACATTTAGCTTAATATTGCTGTCCCTTGCATTTGGTTATTACAGATAAAACAATCATTGCTAGGTTCAATATTCAATGCGATATATTGAATTCGATCCTGGTAACTACTTGCGTATTGCGCACCAAGTTGAGAAAGTTGTTCTTCATTCAAAGCGAAATAAGCACTATCCGGCCTACTCAATATTTCATTAATTAGCATTACACCTGAAATCTCTTGAATGGCATGAGCAATTTGAAGTGCAATCTCATCATTCTGGAAATCGAATATATGCCCTTCTTCACAAATAATATTTCCTTTCTTGCATTCGATTTGAGTTACAAGATTCAAACCGTATGTAAAGCTATTTCCACCAAGATTATCCAAAGTATAAACATCAATATAGGCATCAGTCTTAATTCCTTCCACATCAACCCACAATGCCCAAGGACGTTTCTTATTCCTGTTACATTTGCAAGCCAATTGAGTATTTAATGGTGTCATTCCACCAGGAAGTGTATAAACAATATGATAATAGAAATCACCAAGTCCTTCAACATAAAGTGGCATTTCAACCGGATTAGGAAGCACATTTGATTTCTTTTTATTTGCCAACGTATCTAATACAAAAGGACCTGAAAATGGATCATTAGAATCAGAACGATAAATTGTAGCTGTAATATTACCTGTCTGGTCAAAGAAAGTATCAATTCCCTTCAAAGTCATTGAAGATCCTTTTATTCCATTAGAATAAATACGCACACCCATCAAATTATCTGTAATCGGAACAATACCATTGAAATCTCTTTTTCCTATAATGCCGTCGAATGGAGGAAACCGATTTTTGAATTTTTTGAAAAGGCTTGAAAGAAGATCTGTTCTGAATCTTCGTTCACCATTTTCCAATGCTCTTTGCATAATATCCCAAATACCGCCTTCACCGCAATCAGTTGAGGTATCAATATTTTTTTGTGTAAGACCAGGCAATTCATCTAAATAAAGTCCTGATTGACTTGTATTCCAATCTGCCGGCCTATCTGCTTGGAAACATTCGCAGTCTTTTCTGCTAAGTCCCACTATATTATCTAAACATCCCATATTGCGAATGTACAAAAAAAAGAAAGCACCCCATATAAGGATGCTTTCAATTTATTCAATATGAATTATCTACCTATGGCGCAACACCGCACTCGAAAGACAATACACCTGTAACATTGTTGTCACAAAGAACAGGAGATTGGAATAAATCATAGCGAGCTACAATTCTCCAATGGTGTTTCAAGTCTTCTCCGGCATTTACACATTCAGTTCTGTAATAAACATCATAAGTAACACCTGGGATATTTTGAGAAGGAATACTGAAACGTGAAACGTCAGCACCATTCGTAATATCTTGTGGTGTTAATACTCTGTTAGTTGAAACAAAAGCAGCAGCATGTGGCGAAACCATTAGCGTTTTCTTTGCTCCAAGAACTGTGTCCATATTAGCAATATCAAAGAACCATCCCATAGAATCGAACTTATTCATTGCTCCTTTACCATCAGCATTTGCTGAATCCATTTGCGCATTCCAATAATGGTCATACATATTCTCACCTGAGAATAATCTTGCATCCGGCATGAAGTTAATTCTTCTAACCTTTGCAAAATATGACATCAAAGAAGCAGTCCAATAAGGACCTTCAATATATGTGTTACCATTAATATCTTGCGTAGCTCTGTTATCAGAAGCAACTGGATATTGGTTAGCACCTGAGAAAGAATCAAGACCGGCAATTACAAATTTCTCGATCTCATTATCCAATAGAGTTGTGTGTTTCAACAATCCTTTGGCAACAGCTTGGTTAAATGAAACATAGTTGCCATAGAAATCTGAATCATCAATAGTGAAGATCGTTTCTTTACAAACTCCTATTTCATAATCCTGGCAATCAGAAGAAACATTAGTTCCAGTCCATGCACAATCAACTGTACAATCTTGAACAGCACCTTCACAGGCTTCTATCCAATAGATTCTCAATTTGGCCTTTTTATCGGTAGGATTAAAAAATGATACATTAGCTGTTTGAAATGCTTTAAGCGCATTAACAACTTCTACTTCTGGTTGAACCTCTCTGCGGAAATTTGCATCATTCCACATTTGGTTCATCTGTGCTCTTACGAACTCTAGGTTCGTACAATCAAAAACTTGTGGCATTTGTCAAAATTTTAAAAGTTACTATTTCTCACTTTGAGCCTTAGTGTAGGCCTCGGAGATAGCAGCTCTCTCTTCAGATGTTTTTGCGCTTTGCATAGCAGCTTGTAGTTCTTCTGGTGTTTGAGGAACTTTAACACGGCTAAATTGATTCTTTCCAAAACCATTTCCGTTTCCTGTTCCATTTCCACCACCTGAACCACTTCCACCAGCTCCACCATCACCCTCTTCAAAATCAAAGTACGTCGAACCAATATTTTCAACAATATCATCAAACGTAATAGGATTGTTGTGACCGTCTACAAGTTGATGGCCTTTTTCATCCACTGGAATCAAAGTATCTCCATCAGCTTTCCAACTGTATTCATTCAACTTTTGACCAACTACACTAAGTCTAGCTTGTGCTTTTGTAGCATCTTCCGGTAGAATTGGATTTTTAGACTTAATCTTTGATACTCCTGTTTCAACTACTCTATTATGAAGTAATGTAGTGTCGTATTCACCTTTTGCTGTTTCCAATTCAATTTGGTGATCTGCCTTAATTTGGTCAATCTCCTTTTTCTTCTCATTCTGAAGTGCAATGTATAGTGGATGTGCTTTCACTTTATCATCCGTAAGTTCATCACCTTCTCCTGATCCTTCAGGTAATTTGCTTTTAACTTCAGCTAATAACTCTTCACCCTGTAGATCCGATTCGATTCCGAATATTCTTTTGATGTCGTTTTCAAATTTCTCAGCAGTTTCACGGATTCCGCGTTTGTACTGATTTTGACTTTCATCTGTATGCTTAGATTTAATCTGAGAGATTCTATCTGCATCTTTAGCTAAAAGTATCTGAACAACATCTTCTTTCAATTCGTCCTCTGAGTCCTCTTTTAAGATGAGGGACTTAATTTCATCCTCTGACAAATTTAAGGTCTTAGTCAATAGACCCAATAATATCTCTAACATCCTGTTTTGTATTAATTTCGAATAGCCTAATTTTATTTAGGTGCATCAGCTTTTGGCTTGTCTGATTCCCCTTTTTGCCTCTTATCTGAAGCATCTGATTCAGCATTTGCTTTATCAGCAATAATATTTGATAACTTCTCAGCTTTAGCCTTATCTGCAGCTTGCTTCTTCTTTACTCTGGTCTTCTCTGCATTTTTAAGAACATCATTTTGTTCCTGGCGTTTTTCGTGAAGTTTAATTTCACTGTCAGAAGCCTCTCTCCATCTTTTGCGGAATTCTGGCTTCATGCTACTCAATTCTTTATCAGTAAAAGTCTGAGTTGCATTTGTTTTAGTATTGAAATAGATAGTTGACATTACTCTTCAGATTTTCCTTCAGAACCTTCTTGTGGCAAATATTTAGCAATTGCATTTACAATAGTTGCTCTTGGCTCTTCTTGTGATAATTCTAAAGAAACGAATGCTTTCAATTCTTCTATCTTTTCAGCATCACCCAATTCTTTTATTTTAGCAACGGCCTGGGTAACATTAAGATCAAGGATAGTTTCATCTCCTCCTTCATTTCCTTTAGTTCCAGAATCATCTGACGTTCCTGGTTTGTCATCTTCACTAGGTTTTGAAGTTCCGCGCATCTTAGCCCAACCTTTAGATTTCAAACGCTCGAATTGTTCCTCGCTCATTTGACGTTTCTTTCCAGTTCCCTTGATTCCCTTCTCTTCATCACCTTTATGAAATACTGTTAAAAGTCCCATAAATTGAAATTTGATTTACACAAATGTATTTAATTTTCTGTAACAGTCAAAAACGTTGGCAAAAAATATGTCTAGCATTTATTTAAAGGGGGTTGTTTTCGATTTGTTTTCGAAACTAATTTTTTGTCCTCAGTTTCAATAAGATCTGGCCTTCTACGCATTGCAACACGATTAGAAATCCATTGAGGACTATGACGGCAATTATATCCTCCCATATCAATTAATGGTGAATATCCACTATTCTTTCCTGTCCATTTGATTGAGCTCCAATATTGTGCTTCTTCCCTGGTGAATACAATTCCATTTCTCTTACAACAACAATCTCTCGTATCTCTCACTTTTCCACCGGAGAAAATGAAAGCATTCATATTCAATTCATCAGCAAACGATTTTGATTCTGCTCTATCATATTGAGCATATCTATCATTGATAATTTGACCTCTATTTTTATTCAGAATACCAAGTCCGTTTTCATCAGTAAGAATTGATTGTTCAAGTTCAGCTGTAAAATCTTTTATCGTTCCTCCACCTTGAATTTGACGAATTGCTGATTCTCTTATTTTGGTATTTATATCATCAACATTTGAAATTGAATCTATAAATGATTTCGGCTTAATTGTTCCATCAGGATTGAACCCTAAAGTTTTCTGCATGATTGCTTCAACTCTTCCTGCTGCATTATCAAACTTATCTCCAACTAGATCTCCGGCTAATGAGAAATAACGTCTGTTGAAGGAAGATATTTGACCCATATTGTCAACTATTCGATTAACAATATCTCTGTTTCTGCCTGTTCTCAAACCATCCATTACCTTATTTAGTTTTCCGGTAAGAATGGTGATATTTCTATTATTGTTCAGAATTAGGCCATCAACAATATCTAATTCAGGTAAAACTTGTTCAATAATCTGACTTAACAACCATCTTTCAGCAGTTGAATAATTGGATTTAAGTTGACCAATAATACCATCAATGTAATCCAACTTATCTGAGTGTATTCCTCTTGAAGTTTTTTTAGCCATTATTGAACTGCACCTGGATCTACATTAAGTGGATTAACACCTGCTTCACTTGCCTTAATTGCAATTATTTCTTGAACTTTTGCATCAATCAATTTCTTTCTATCAGCATAAGACAAATCATAGAAATTAATTCCCATATTGTATTGTTCATCTTCTAAAGCCTTCATGATATTTTCAAATTCAATCCAAAGAGTAATATTCTCTTTTGTTGATCTTCCGCTAAGAACAATGCTATTGATTTGGTCTAATGATTTACCGGCAAAAGGAAGATGCTCCTGTTTCACTTTAAACTTGTTCAATGCAATAGGATTATCATGGTATATCTTCTCAGCAATATCCTGGTCTAATTGGTTTTTGAAAAATTCTGGTGCATTTGCATCTTCTGCCTCTTTTCTCTCAGTCAGCAATTGCGAAATGGTTTTTAACTTAAAATCTTTAGGGAATTGATGAATTACTTTTAACCCATCATTAAGATTCATATAGCAAGCAGTAATTCGAACTTGCTTTTTATAAACAGCAGAAAACTTTCTTGCAAATGGATATAGAGTATCATAGATTGATTCCATATCAGCATTTATTTCAGTAGCTGTTGCAGTTCCATTTGCTTTCTCGAAATTCTGACTAATGAAAACATCTTTGATTACCTCATCTTCCAATTGACGGGTATATTTATTCTCGAATTCAAGAATATTAATATCTGGATGTTTATAGGCAATCAATTTATCAAGTTCCGGAACATTAGCTCCACCATTCAATTCATCCTGGCTTGGTAATTCATAAGTAAGGACAGAAGCTGCAGAAGTATGGAATAAGAATCCTGTTCCTTTACATTTTCTACATTTCACACCATTCTTACCTCTCAAATAACCTCCATCACATATTTCATTCTCAGCAATATTACCATCACATCTTTGTGCGTACTGCATCTTCTGAGGGAAAGCGTGAAGAGAAATAACCAAGTCAAGCTCTGAATCAGATTTGATGATTTTCTCCAATCTAGGGATAGCTTTATGCATAGGAGAAACATAAGTATTACCCATAGTTACTTCATCCCTTTTATAACCAACTCTTATTGCCGGGATCTCATTGCAAGTATTTATGATTGCATATACTTCATACCATTTCTTGCCTATTTTGATTTTAGACATTCCTGGGGCATTTCCTATTTGTGAAATATCCGTATCAGGAGTTACAACATCCCCAAGAACAACTATGCTTGCCTGGTCGTCGTCCTCTTCATCTTTCTTTTCTGTCAAGACAATAGTAAATCCAATTGTGTAAATGGTGTATTTAGGTCCCCCATCATTCACAACAAGATAATCAAGAGAGTTGTTAGAATAACTATAATCTACAGCTTCATGACTTGAAACCTCAAAAGGGAAAACAACAACATCTGTTTCTCCATCACCGGTTTTAATCATTTCAGTAACTATGAATGAATTTGGATCAGAAAACGATAAATCAAGCATTCGCTGCTCCATATAATCATTTAGAGTTTCATCACCCCAATATCCACTTAATACATTTTCAAGCTCTTGAAGTCTTTCAGCAGTATTATCTCCCGAGAAAACAAATTTCTTTGTGACATTGTTTGAACGTGCAACTTTTTCAAAAGGACCTTTAACCTTACCGGAAACAGCACCTACGATTGTCTTTGTGATTCTCTTCCTCTGTTTGAACATTTCATCATCTTCACGAGGATTGAATTGCAGTAATAGAGGCTCAATATTTTCACCGGTCATAAGGCGAATATATTTGTCGGCTAAATCTGTAACTCTGTCGTAATAGGGGTGTCGATTTCCTTTTACTGTTCCTGCTAAAATTGCGATTGCGCCTCCAAAACTGAAAACTTTCATATTATTGAATTTTGATTAGGTTATTGAAGTGTTTCCAACAAAAGTAAGTAAAAGCATCCGATAAGTGACCATTCTTTTGAAACTTCTTTTGGGTTCTAGTATCTTCAGCCATTTCTTTCAAATACTCTCCGTTAGGACCTTCTTTACCCGTTTCAAGATCATTTATGAAATTGGTGCAACGCTCATCAATCTCAATTCTTATCTTATGCTTACCTGAGAATATTCTATTGTGCATTATTCGTCTACCGGCAATTGGTGGATTGGCTTTTGGAACTCTCATGGAATCCCTGAACAGGAAAGCGGCTAATTTCGTCTTGATTACATCATAATTATGCTTTGGTGACTTTTCATTCATCAAAGCTGTGACCCGGTTCTTTCCTGAAGCATCACCATATATGAAAGCAGTTGTAATAACACCCGAGAAGTCAAATATCACCTCATCACATATATTTCCGGTTGTGTTTTTTGGATGTTCAAGGCAATACTCTCTTAGAACTTTAATAACAATCGTATTATCATCCTCATATTCCATTTGGAGAAGTAAAGCAGTCATATATGGAATTACATTAAAATCCCAGGTTAGATGAGCAGGTAGATCTGGATTTATTTCTAATCTTCCTACAACATGTTTCTCCCTGAAGTATTGTGCATAGTATTCTCCACCAGATTTACCAATTGGAGAACCGAATAACATCATATCAGTAAGACCAGGCGTATCATCCCAAACGTTTTTCCTTGAAGAAATATAGTTCTCTGGCAAATTGTGTTCATTGTGATATGTAGAAGAGATTACAACCTTTCTATCTGAAAATTCACCAACGTAGTAATCAGTCTTTGAGAATATCTTTCCTTTTATCTCCTTCAAATTCTTATCAATGTAGAACAGCTTATTCAACCATTGTACTTTAGCCGGTGAAGTGAAAATATCAATCGGATTGAAACCTACAACTTTTCTGTCTTCAGGAACATGATCCCATAATTCACCATCTTCATCAATCCATATTCCAGGAGCTCTAAGACGTGCAATTATAGTTTCCTTAAATGCAATCTCTTTCGTGTCCTTTGTTTCATCCATCATTGCCCAGGTGACTTCCAGACCATCAATTGATTTATATCTTTCCAATGAAGCCAAATAGATTCTTGCACCATTTGAGAATGAGATTACGTTGGTGTAGTTTTTCAAAGGTTCAAACCTTCTTTTAAAATGTTGAGGCGGCTGTTTATCTACAACGAAATGAACATCTTCATACAACCCGAAGTATTCTGCCCAAACTGCATACACACGAACCAGGGTAGAATGTGAAAGCTGTTGATATGTGTTTGTGGTAATAAGTCCTAACGCATCTGGAAAATTAATCACATAGTTTGCGGACTTGATACCCATGGTATGTGATTTACCAGAACCTACTCCACCAAGAAACAGATTGAGTTCCTTTGTGCTAGCAATAATCTCGTGTTGTGGACCTGAGACAACTATTTCAGAAAGAGTTCCTGCCATGTTGAATAGTAATGAAGCGTTCCTTTAGTTTTGTTCCAATTGCGGCTTTCTGCGCTCCTGTATAGCAATATTGGTCTATATGAATGACATCCATCAGTATTTGAAGATCATACCATTCTTGAATACGGTCAATAATCTCCAACAACTCCATGAACTTATATGAAGGCTTACTGATTCTTTCCATAAATGTATTCGTAAGCTGTATGAAAAATAGCCTCCGTCAGATAGGCTTCAGGTTCATCATTGTTCAAATCAATCTCATGGCCAATAATGTAAAAGACAATATTCTTAACGTGTATTGCCTCGTGAACAATTACACTGAGATTGAATCTTGGATGCTTTGAATTAACAATAAGAAATATCCCGGAATAACCTTTCCAATCATCATAGATAGTATGACCGTAAACCTCTTCATCATCATACTCAACATTAGTAAGTAGTTTTCTGATGTAACCAGGATCTTCAGTATCTACAATAATCAGCTTCTTTCTGTATATCTCAATATCGAATACTTTGTGTCTGCCTTTCATAAAGCGAATGTACGCAATAATCAGCAAACTATGAAGTGACCAGGAAAGTAGATACAAATAAAAAGCAGAACCCCATTATTGGAATCCTGCTCTCAAAATTACGGGGGTAAGACCAGTTGTCCAAATTGATCTCAACCCCCGTAGATTATGTGACGGTGATCACATTTCTATTCTTGAATTTCTATCGTTGATTTCACATAATTAAAAACAGTACGATAATTCTGTTCTCTGTGCATATGTAATGGAACTTTGTGATTCAAATTGTATTTCTTGAATGCTCTGTTCCAACCAGGATCAGCTAATTTTAATCTCATTGAATTAAGTCTAGTTCTCCATAGATGATTTATATCAGCTTCAGCAAATATGAATTCGCTATTCGAAACCATTTTGTTCTCCATTGATGCATTTTTGAGCCTCATGAATCTGTTGATCCAATAAGTGATTAATTGCTGCAGCATTTTCAGCTCTGTCAGTTAATCCAATGATTACTTGACCGCTTACACGAATTTCAATTGCTGCTTCAGGATTATTCTCAACCTGGGTTTTCATCCATTCACAATCAGCAATATATCGTTTTGCTTCTCGAACAGTATCTGCTCTTTTTCTTTCTAGGAACTCCTGTGAGTTCGGGTCATTTGTGTTCATAATTTATGTCTATTATTTAATTACTTATTCTGTTAAATTCTAATCATCAGGTAAAACTATCCCATAAACGTGTCCAATTGGATCTCCTTCTATTGAAATCAATTCCACATAGTCCTCATGACCAATTCTACGCGGATCTACATATCCAATAACATCACCTCTTCTCATAACCTCACCTTTTTTATCTATTTGAAGAATATCCCAAATATGAGGTGAATTTGGCATGCATTCTGGTGAATAATCTTCCGGCCAATCTATTGAATATCCCATTATTCTTCCCTTTTATGGACTTTAAGCCCTATGTTAACATTCTTAGGCATTTCGTGTACCTTCAGGTCTATTCCCATCTGGTCACCATAGCCTCTTTTCTTTCCTTTAGTCTTCAAATAGAATATAGTTGCAGTTGTATCACCGCTATCTATATTCTTCATCAGTTTCGATTCTGCGAAGTCTAAGGCAACATTTTCCAATTCTTCAACCTTCTTCTTATATTCCTTATCATCTCGCATCCAATCGTAGTGTGTAGTCCTTCCTACGCCCGTTAATTTACAAGCCTTGGTAACTATCCCCATAGTCTTTTCTAAAGCGGCTAACATGGCCTCTTTTTTATTATGTACGGGCTGTTCGGATTTCTTATTCTCTTTATTTGCCATATATAATTGATTTTCTTAACATTTTACGTAAGGCTTCTGATTTTTCAAACTCTTCTGGAAAGTTTTCTTTCTGCCATAGTCTTCTTTGGTTCTCCAGGTCAGAATAATCTCTTTCACAAAATGAATCAATAGTGTAGAAGCCTTTTTCTCCTCTTCGGATAATCTGAACAATGTCTTTTTCATCAAATGAGAAATGAGGTTGATCTGGCCATCCTCCCTTTCTTACTTTGTTCAATCCGATACCATTATGGTTTGCAATAATGAAGGTGTTTCCTTCCTGGGTAGTTATTTCAATAGCAGGAAGCATTGCCTTGGTGTAAGGTGCATTTAATTCACACTCGAAATTGTACCAGAATAGAGGCTTTTCTTTGTTCTGTGTTACCAGGACATTGATATGCTCTATCTGGACTACTTCGCCGTGCCATTTGGGTGTCCATCTACTCTTCTTCAAGACCAACCTCCTTAAATACTTTAACTACGTCAAGAATGAAGTCATTTCTATCTTCTTCTGATTCAAAGTTAATTGACATCTTTGTTAATGTCTGTTTAAGCCTTTCAGCACATTGATCTACGGTTAGACGAGTTTCTTTCAACTCTTCCATTTCATCATGCCAATGTGGCATAGCGTCATTATCGTAATCATCACTGTCAAAAGAAATTGCAATCCAATCTTCCTGGTCTTCTTGTAAATATTCATCACCAATTAAACCAATCTGGAATTCTGGATAAATACCTGAAGAAGATCCATCACCGGAATCATCAAACATATTCTGTTTCCAATCGAAGAGATTTACATCTAAATCTTCAGGGAACTTTGATAGTTCCTCAACTAGTTTTCCTATTTTCATAATGTCGAATTTATGTTTAGTTAATTATTCCAATCCTTTGAACGCTTTGAGAGGATAGAAAATAAGAGTGTTTCTATATCCATCCTTCTTCATTGGTTCAATTGGCGTTACGCCATGTACATTCTTCCATGCCGGATAAACTATCATTGAGTTATCACAGCTATCAAATGTTGCTCCATAATCTGGAACATGTAAATTACCTCCAATGCTGTCTTTTCGCTTTGTAATGATTACGTTAACACATCCTATAATGTTACCGGTATCTCTATGAAAAGCTGCAGGGATATTGTAATTTGAAATACTTGAAGTGAATAGTTTTCCGAATCTCCATTTTTCAGGAACATTCTCTTTGATAAGCCTTACTTGCTCATCATACATTTCAGGTGCCAATCTTTTGATAATTGCCTCAGACTTTTTACAAGCAATCAGCATGGCCTTAATGAAGTGTTGTGCAGAAGCTACATTATGAACAGAACTCATTGTAGCGTAGTTTCTTCTCATATTAGGCTTTGGAGGGACTGATCCAATTATCGTTGAATACTGACGAACGTCATTTTCTGAATGAGCAACGCCTGAACTTCTTCTCATTTCAGACTTAGGCACTCTTGATGAACGTAATTCAGCATTTGCCAAGGCAAGAATCTTCGGAAGATCTTTGTCATACTTTGTCAAATCTCTTAAATAGAATCCAACGATTTGACCGTTTTCCATTAGATAACAATCTTCAGTGATATTTGGCTCAATTTGTCCACACTGAGCTCCAATCTTGGTATCGTGTTCTACATCTTTAAGAATTAGCTTCTTCATAGCAATATACGTTATCACAAGCAGGGAAAATATGTGAAGGTAATACATCATCAGCCATTTCATAAAACTGCTTGTTGTGCATTACAACCGGATAATTCTCCTTCATCTTGTCGATTATTTTTCTGTACCTATTCATGCTGTTGTCAATATCGAAACTCCATTCAAAAACCATTTTTTTAGGAAAGAATTCCATTGCTTCGAGAATATCCATTTCAGCACCTTCTATATCCATTTTGACACAGAAATCTTTCTGATCGATAACCTCTTTGATATTAATACAATCCACCGTGAATTTTTGATTACCCCAATCTTTGTAGAGGCTGTTTCTCCAAACGTTATTGTTATTTCCAACGTAAAGAGTGAGTTTCTTTTGATCTCCGGCAATTACAGCTTTATTGTGAATATTGGCACTGAAACCGTTTATCTTCAGATTCTCCTCAATCATTTTACAGCTGAATGGATCTGGTTCATATATCTCAACTGAAGCTCCTTTGCTTAATGCAAGAATTGCAAAAGCACCTACATTACCACCTAAGTCAATCCAGTTTTCTCCTTCCAGGATCTTGAAGTCTTTTTTCTCGTATGTGTTTCTACGAACAACTTCATCAAATGTCTTTTCATCACTCGTACCTTCACGAACAATGAACTTTATACCTTTATGATTAAGAACCTTTTTTCTCATCCTGAAGGAATTTAATTAGCATTTTACCAACGTTCTGGCCTTTCTCTCTGAAGTGCTTGATTAAGTCGAAAGCTGTTTGATAATCATCCAACGAGAACTCAATCATAATAGCTTTTCTAACCTGGTTTGTCATTTCTTCCAGGTCAGCATCAACCTCTTCATTTTCCAGAATCGAGTAATCAAGTTCCTCGTTATCTCCTGTGAAAACATCTAACCCCCATTCAACTAGTGATTCTGTTTCCCATTTTTCAGCAAGAACATTCCAATCCCATTCTCCAAAAGGAACATTATCCTTAATGATGAATTCTCTCTGCTGCTCCTCTGAAAGTTCTCCTGCAATAATAACAGGAACTTCTTTTAATCCTGCTTTTTTACAAGCCTTTAGCCTCATATTACCACCTAAAACAATCATATCAGAATTAACCACTATTGGACGTAAATCCAACATCTGAGGAAAATTCTTAATGGATTGAACTAAGTCGTGAAACTTGTGATCCTGAATAACTCTCGGATTATCTGGATTCTGCTTGATTTCCGAAATTTTAACTCTTTGTGTCTTCATGTGGCTAATTTAAGAAATTAAGTTGATACTATTCTATTTCCTTCAGATACTCCTCAACTCCTCCTTCCTGGATTAAATCAGAATCAGCATAACTATTCTTCACTATCCATTCAGCAAACTTATTCAAATCGTACTTATCGAGTTGTTCACGCAATTTAGCGTTAGATCTTCTAACTTCACCTAAATCTGAGAGAAGTTCATTTATCTGCTTATTACGTTTCTCCATGTTCTTCTGGTGAGTTCTCAATCTCTTCGAATAATCTAATGATGGTTTACCTTTCTTGAAACGCTCAAAATCCTCTTCCATCAATTTAATTTTGGATTCAAGTTCTTCAATGTAAGATTCATTCTCTCCCTTGATTCTTAGCAAATCTTTGATGATTATATCGTCTGGAATCTTTTGTGGCTTACCGTCTATCATAGCTTCATTGATTTGATTATTTCTTCTGTGCTTCGAGAGGCTTTCAGCATATTCATAAAATCTCTCTTCTGTTTCCCGGTCATGTATTTTGCAAATGTATTAAGATGATGAATGAACCTTTCTTCAGTTAGAGTTCCACCAAATGATTCATCAGCAATTATATTGTAGAAATACTCAGCACCATCAATAGGCCATTCTGAAGTTCTTGCAGATATTGTTCCCTGGTGAGTAATAATTTCAGTAATCTCGATTTTACGAAGTTCTTTATTCTCCTTCTTTAGATTGTGTACAACGAAATATTTGCAATAAGCCCAACCTAATCCTATACCTGTTGTAAGGATTGCCATTATTTGTAAAAAATGTATGAATGACATGATTACCCACTAACTTTTTTCACATAGACAGGAATTATGTAATGTCCCCAACCATGACGTAATTCTGGTGCTTTTTCACGAAGGAATTTTTTAGCACATCTACGACTTTTGAATAATTTGATTTGTTCCTGACCAGGATTATCACCATTTAAAATAAAGCCCATTTTATTCTGATTCATTATCATCTGAGCCTTTATCATGAATACTTTTTTCATAGCTATGTGAAATTATAATTTGGTTATTAATATCTTCCCTTAAAAAGAATTGTCCAACAGCTTCTTCTGCTGAATTTGCAAATATCTGATCTGTTTGATGCCACATTCTGTTATCATCCGGGTCCTTCAATATTGCAGCAATAAAATAAAGCCCTCTATCAGTTTTCTGTAATGCTAACCATTCTTCTTCAGTCATAAATTTGACTTTCTGGTTTTCACATTCAAATAATCGTTTTGAAAGTTCTTCATTTTTTTCTTGAAGCTCTTTTACGTGCTTCTCATGAACTTTCTTTTGACCAGGAGTTAGTTTACCCGTTTCTTCAGATTTCTTCGTTTCTCGTGCTCCTGATGAATTCTCATGGCCTTTTTTTAATGCTTCACTATTGCATTTAAGACAGATTCTTGACTTTTTGCCTCCTTTTACATTTCTGAATTCCTCTAAAGGCTTTGGCAAATCACATTTAATGCATATCTTCATTTCTTCAGATTCTTCTTTTGCCTTTTCTCTATCAGATTCTTTTTTCTCCATTGCCTGTTTTTCAAGGAATGAAAATATTTCTTTATGCTTTCCAATAGTTTGAATACCTGATTTGATTTTGCTGTTGAGAAGTAATTTGTAATCAGCAACCAAATAATCTCCTAAAAGATCAGTATTCTTTTCTATAAATATTTTGAGATTTCCAACTATTTGCTCATAGTCTGAATCAGAACATTTATGCACATGTTTAATCATATCACCATGAAGATTAAGACAAGTTTGAAAAACTTCTATAGGCGGTTGTTTACCAATTTGGTCTACTCTATTTGCTGTCATTATGAACCTCCTTTTCTTCAGTTTCGGATGTAATTTTATTATCCGGTTTCTTCAATTCAGCAACTCTTTTTTCAGCTTCTTCTTTCTGACGTTTTTTCTCTTCCTCCTTACGCTTCTCTTTTCTTTCTTCAGCATCACCTTTTTTGCAAATATCTATATATCTGCCAACAACATTATTTTTCCAATCTTGTTGAACCAAATAATGAACAACTAATTCAACATCCCTTCCTGATTTTGGAATATCCAACCAGTTTCTGACGAACTTCATATAATTTCGTTCAATTCGTCTTCTCTTTTG